TCCTGTAAATATTCTAGCTCGTGCTTAGTAGTCGCGCTAGTATTCGTAGGAGGATCAGCTAGAACTTCTTTCCAATTAATATCAATCAGATCGCTAATAGGATAATTTTTAGGCTTTTTGTTTTCTATTCCCATATAAGTTAGGGAATCTAACTTTTCGCCCACATATTCTTGCATTTTTTCTAAATACCACTGCGTTTGTGAATGATTATAGTCCATTATCCGGGAGCCTCATAGTAACCAATATTATGACCGTCTTTAGTGTAGTTGGCTACAGTCTCGTCGTAACCATCTCTCTGTAGACTATTATACACGGTTTTACACATATTTTCACTGTCATTAGGGTTAAATTTATTCTTACAAAAATGACATAAAATCCTACATTTGAAGTTCCTTTGCGTAGGATCTACCATCTTTGGATTGATATTCTGTCTAATTTTCTCTACTTGCTGACGTAGCATTTCTAGGAATCTTGGCTCATCCTCCTGACCAAAAGGCAGGGAGAAAGGTTGGGGGTCATACTTACCTTCTTCGTCTTTGGAGAAAAATATACTCATAATCCTGTATTTGAATTGAGGATACATTTTAGACATAGCATAGAAGTATAATAGCAATTGAGGGTCGTTCATCATCTTATCATATGTCTTGACTTCGCCAGTTGCCCAGTTTAGCCTGCGTCCTGTTTTCCAGTCAATCACCTCGATTGTATCATCGTCAACTTGAGTTACTAAGTCGATTGTACCCTTGATAGCTAGTCTACCTTCAACCCTTTCGCCATTGATCTCGTAATCAAATTTGGCCCAGTCTTCCTCGATCTCGATATCAAAGTGAGGCTCAGTGTAGTAGACATTACGATAGCGGGGATCAAAGTCTTTACGATCATTATGATTTAAGAATAACCAAGCCCCTTTGACTACCTCTTTATAATGACTAGGTTGCCAAGTATTCACAGAGTCTTTCTTGTAAGCCTCGTAGCTTCTTTGCAATAACTCTTCAACGAACTCATCTTCGTAAAACTTCTTTGCGCCGACCTTTACTTCGCCAATCGCATCATCAACGGTTTTTAGTATTCTGGCCTTGGGGTTTTCTTGTTTGTACTTCTTGAGCGCGGCTAGAACCTCCATTACTTTGTGTACCATAGTACCTTGCTCTGCTCGCCTGCCGCTATCGCCACGCCAACCTAAAACATAAGTAATAAAATACTGCATCTGGCAATAATCATAATTATTGTACGACGAACTTCTAATATATGTTACTATCATCAAAATTCCTTATAATAGAAAAGACCTATAAAATCTCCGGACTTTTGCTATTGTGGAATCTATGCTATCGTTTTGGTTGTCCAGATATTGTTTAAAACTGTAATCGTCAAGGGCGGTTTCACTGTCGTGGTTGTCATCAAATACGTGGCGGGATAGTCGCAAAACCATTCCATCAGCTTCCTCGATGGCTTGTACTTCGTTGGGGAATCTTACATCCGGTATGATAGCAAGCAATGTCCCCTCGCGTTTGATATCTTTAATGCACTTGTTGACCCAGATTGGTTCCCACATTCTGCGGCACATGTCTGTGCCGAAATGTTGCAGAAACTCACGGGCGGTCATTGGTCCCGACTTATGTTCCCCCGGCATATTTTCCCAACGTAGATGCTCATGTTTTTGATTCTTCTGATCTTCTGTTCCAAAGCAACATTCTTCTGGAACGTCAAACAACTCAACTGCCAGCCACTTTAGCGCATCTGCAAAACTATACATTTTAATATATGGATACAGGTTAGGCTCAGCCCACTGACGGAATTGTGCGTCTCTACGTGTAACGTCGAACACGCCCCAACCGTCCTGAGTTAATACATTCAAGTGACCGTTGCCGTTAATGCTCCAATCCTGAATCATATCCATTTGTTTGAGAGCAATACCATGAATAATATTAGCCACTGTATTTTTGCCAGAATGTTTTTTACCAGATATCCCAAGAATCATTTTAGTATTTCCTTAATTTGTTCAACAGTTTTCTTCCCAATATCGCTCCCAGTTGTTTTAGGGAACACCAAAGTAAATAGTCTGCCTAATTTCCTTTGTAACTCAACTTTAGCCTCGCGGCCAGCTTGATCGTTATCTAATAGTACAATTAGTTTAGTGACCCCGCTTTGTAATAGAATTGCTTTCTGGTCCTCTGAAACATCCTTGCCAAATAGACCAACTGCATTTTTGTATCCTGCCTCCCAGAGTCTCCAAACGTCGCCCTGTCCTTCTACTAGTATCAACGTTCCGAACGTCGCGCTTGATAATGCGTCGTCGTAATTGTATAGATATCTGGTTTTAACGAATCCTTCGTTGAAGAGGAACTTTGGCTTGACCCAATCGTGCATGGCTCGTCCCATGTATCCGACAAGCGCACCATTCTGCCAGATGGGTATAATGCTACGTTTGAGTCCAGAGCAATCCCTGACGCCGAAAGCGTCGAGGACTGATTTGGAAAATCCACGCGACTGAAAGTATTCTGAAACGGTGGTGGCTGTACTCGGGAGTTCAACCGTGATCTCAATCTCTGGATCTCTTCGTCTTGTCTGTCTGCGTTGTAAGCTAGATACCAAAGCAGAAAAGTCGCTGCTCCCATCCAAGCTAGTATTATTCCTATCGTTAATCCCATTCTTCTTCTCCTTTGACGCACCATTCACGTCATAAATTTTACATACATGTTTTAATATCTCAGAAAAAGTTGGCTCTTGTCCTGTCTGTTTCGACAATACGCCCCGTATAAAACCGAATATATCTGAGTTATATTCAGAATTACAGCCACGAGTCCAGCATCTCCACATCTCTTTCTCTAATGATATGGAACAGCCGTTAGGATTATCGCTGCCCTCGTGACAAGGACAGCACATAAATATATTATCCAGATCTTGGTAATACTCCAAGTTAAAACTTTCTAATAGCTTAGAAATATCTGAGAAAATAATATCTTTAACTTTATTAAGGTCTAATGTTTTACTCATACCGATTGATCAAAGTGAGTTCTGTTTACTTTTACAAACTGACAAGCCTTAGCAAAATCTTTTAGGTTGTCAACACCAGTGTATGTACATGCGCTTCTAACGCCACCTTGGATATCTCTAACTACATCTTGAACTGGTCCTTTGCTTGGCATTTCAATAACTCTACCTTCACTAGCTCTATACTCTTTTAACCCGTCGCCATACTTATCTTGCGCCATTTCTGATGACATACCGTAGAATGTGAACACGCCGTCATTCACATCGCCTTCGCATTCGTTTGTTCCAGCAAACATACCGCCAAGCATAACAAAGTCTGCTCCTGCCCCATACGCTTTTGCTACATCGCCAGCAGTTCTACAGCCACCGTCAGCACAAATCAATCCCAGACGACCAGTATCTTTTCGTAACCCGTGAGCAGCATGAGCGCACTCAGCAATAGCAGATAGTTGCGGGTAGCCAACCCCTGTTTTGAGTCTGGTTGTGCAGGCACTTCCGGGTCCAATACCCACCTTTACAATATCAACACCGCCATGCAGGATAAGCTCCGTAACCATATCAGGAGTACAAACATTGCCTGCCATGATTATAGGATTGCCTCCAACTGATTGACGAATAGCCTTACAATAATCTACAAAATATTCTGTATAACCATTGGCTACATCAATACAGATATTAGGATAGAAACCATGTTTTTGTGCTACAACATCAATATTCTGAAAAGCCTCTCCATCACTGCTCATTCCTAGTGAAACCCAAGTATAAGGAAAAGCATCGTAATACTCATAGTAAGCTGCCAGCTTATCTGCCTCGTAATGTTTATGTAAACAGGTAACCATACCATACTTCATAAGCTCTGCGGACATACTAAATGTTCCAGTAGCTACCATGTTTGACGCCATAATAGGAGTGCCATACCACTGCTTTTGTGAATGATAAAACTTAAACTTACGCTTGAGATTTACGTCACGCCTACTTCCAATGCTTGACCGCTGTGGCACGATTAATACATCGTCAAAATCTAGTTTAGGTTCGCTGTTAATCTTCATCTTCGTTCTCCAGTTCGAATGGTAGGTCTGCACCCTCGATAGCTCCATCGGGATTGCTTAGACCTTGATCTCTTGTGTGTAGTTCTGTGAGCCTTGCGTACTCACCCTCAAATCTAAAGTTAATATAGTTCCCGTTTAGGGTTCGTGGACCATGACGGGCCTTTAGAGTAACTAGCTTACGATTACCGCCTCGTGGACCGTCCTCTGCCAGCTCGTCTGGCGACTTCTCTTTAAGCATAGAGAACGAGGTACAGAACCATATAATGCGGTCAGAACCGCTTACAGAGGCCGTAGTCTCTTGTGTGATACCATCTCGGTTTAACTGGGTCAAGCATACGCAAGGGATATCATACTTCACAGCAAGATTGTGCAGCTCTTGGATTTGGAAACCCAAAGCCTGAAACTCTTTAATGTCTACCATGCCACCAGCAGACATTAATTTAAGATAGTCTACAATAACTAAACAATTGTTTGTTCTGCCATCTTCATCTGTCCCCACCTCTTGTAGAATCCAACGCTTGATTGTATTCAAGATGCTCTCCCACGGCTTGCCAGCAGCGCACTCGTAGGTATATGGCATTTTCTTTAATTCTTCAGCAGCCCGTTTGACGGCATTGTACTTCTCTTCATCGTCAGAGAATCTACCTGTAGCAATCTCATCCTGTGGAATGCCAGATAGGTGAGCCAGAACACGATTGTAGTGGTCGTCCACTTTCATTTCAGTGTCAACCATAAGAACTGGGATGCCAGCTTTGGTGTTTGTGATAGCGATATTGTCAGAGATTACAGATTTGCCTACGCCGGGGCGAGCAGAGATAACATCAACACAGGCTCTACGTAATCCACCGCCAAGAACAGCGTCATAGTTAGCAAACCCCGTAGACAGTCCAAGCTGGTCGCACTGATTCTCTATCACAAAAGCTAGATAATCATCTACACCCTCACTGATTAACTGCGGACGATCACCAGAATCGTCTTCACGCAGAAAATCAATCAAAGGCGTCTCAATCATGCTCACAATCTGATCAAAGGTTTCATCACCAGTGATATTGTCTATGTTCTTTTCAATAGACTTGGTGACTTTCTTTGAGTCGCGAGCAAACTCAAACTTCTTCATTTGTAAAGCAAAGCGCATTAAATTGCGTTTGTCTACAGGATACTGGATAAGATCAGATATATAATCTAAATTAGTTTGCGTAGAGATAGCCTCGTCTACACCTAGAGTCTTTGCAGCAGCGATTACAGATGGAATATCTACAACGCCATCATCAATAACTACTCTCACAAAGCAATCATATATTACTTGATTGTTTGGATCTGTGAATGTGGACGCAGTAATTACATCCATCACCTCAACATATGCCTCAAGCCCGTAGTTGGCGAGTCCAGCCAGAACTGCTCGTTCTGCCCCAATATCACTCAATTTCATTTTTTATCCTGTGCAGCGATCACATCTGTAAAATTTACCATAAACCAATCCAGCGGCAATCTCAAAAGACTTATTGCAGACGCAGCATTGTTTTGTAATCTTCTTAATTCTATTCTCTGTAGGTCTAGCCTTTCTTCCCATAGCTTCGTACTTAGACGAGTCGTAGTCTGGGTCTCTCTTCTCTCCAGTGTCGATCCAAGTATTAGCCTTTGCTCTTACTGCACTCTTGCGGCTACTAAGATTATCGTTAGTTTTACTAACTGTAAAGTCTTCGTTAACTCTTCTAGGAGACGATACAGGCTTGATAACCTGCTCTTTTTGATCTTCAGGCTGTAAGTTTCCAACATCCGCAATTAACTTAGCGGCCAGCTCTTCCTTTTGTTCTTTGGTCAACATACCAAGAACTGTAGATAACACATCGTCACTCATTTTCTTTTTCCCTTTTCAATTAAGATTTCGGCTTTCCGTTTAATGTTGTATTCTCTGTTTCTTAGATGCTCAAGTCTACCCTCGGCAGTGAGCTTCCAATTGTTTACCGCACTGGCTATAGCATCGTTGGAGAGGATGGTCGCCACCTTGGTGTCGTGCTTTTCGTACTTATCCCACTCCCCATGCTGAACGCCATAAGCAATAACTCTTTGTAGTGTATCGTTGCACCAGCGAATTACATTCTCAGTGTGTGCGCGTTCCTGACCAACATGATCTGCGTATTGGTATAAGAGAAACGCTTCGTCAAACAGCTCATCCCTAGTCAATGTTTTCAGTCGCTCGTCGGATATCTGATCTGCTTTTTGAAACTCTTCTTTGAATTCACAAGGTGCTAAGTTTTTACCCTCAATGTATTCGGTGATCCCATTCAAAAAGTATTCTAATCTATCTTGCGAGTTCAAGTTTTTCTCTCCAATAATCTTGGTCTTCGTCAAATCTCAAAACAACCAACTCAATATCATTTATGATACACCATTCTTGCTTGTCGTGATCTCTAGCTCTAGATTTAGCAAAGTCAGCTCGCGTCTTGTGAAAAAATGGTATGAACTTAAAATGTTGTTGACCGTGAACCTCTACACCTATTCTAGCATTTGGAATGAAAAAGTCAAGGAATAAAACTGATCTTTTTGAAGGTTTTGTAGATCCCGGTAACTTTACTTCTTCGTAGACGTTGTACCCGCGAAACACATCTCTAATGATATCGCCAGCAGAAATATGATAAAAAGACTTTTTAGACCTATCATTAGTATTATATTTTTGTAGATTTAAGTTATACTCTTTACCATTTAGTCCGACTACACGCATACCAAATCCCTGAGTTGGTCGTAGACAAAATTTCTTATATCTTCATTCTCATCTAGGAACGCCATTAGTTTTGCCATGCCTTGGAACTTAAATGCTTTTTCTACGTTAGCTTCCGTTTCCCATTCTACCACGTTGGTTTCAATCCAGTTTTTTATTGCGGGATCTTCTAGATTTTCCAAAACACACGAGAT